GCAAAGGAGGACAAAAGCTCTATCAAACACAGAAGGCTTCTCGTTTGGACATCTCAGGACAAGCTGACTTCCATCGTTTCAATGCTTTCATTGGCTTTACCCTCCCAGAGAAACAGGATAAGCTTGATGCCCTGCTTAGCACCTACCAGAAAGCTCCCTATGCCAAGCAATACGAAGCCGTCGTCTCCTCCATTGTTCCTTATGACGTAGAAGAGGTCTTTGACTGCTCCATTCCCACCGCCGGAGCTTTTGATGCCAATGGCATTCATGTGTCGAACTGCCTAGAGGTGCTGCTTCCGCATCGTGGCACTTGCTTGCTTGAGCATGTTAATCTCGGAGCGTGTTCTATTGACGACTTGGAAGGAGCCTTTGTTGAAGGCATGAAGGAGCTGTGTGAACTTCATGGACGCACTGGCGTGGGTGACACTGGCGAATACCTGCCTCCTGAGATTGATCGTCAGGTGGGTTTGGGCGTGCTGGGTTTGGCCAACTTCCTCTCCATCCATGGCGTATCCTACGAGGATTTCGGCAAGGCCCTGGAGGCTTATTTGATTGACGATCCCCACCCCTGGGCGCATCATTGGTCAGATACTGTTGCCGGCAAGGCCGTAGCAGCACTTGGCAAGGGCATCAGAGCTGCTGCAGAAGTGGCTCGTGAGCACAAGATGGAACGGGCCTTTGCCATTGCCCCTACTGCCTCTTGCTCTTATCGCTACCTTGACTCTCGTGGCTTTACGACAGCCCCTGAGATTGCTCCTCCCATTGCTCGCACGGTTGATCGCGACAGTGAAACAATGGGTGTGGAGCGGTTTGAATATGGGCCGGTGGAAATTGCCGAGGAAGTTGGCTGGTCTACCTTCAGGAACGTGGCAGATGGTATTGTTGAACTTTACTCTCGATCAGGCTTGTGGCACTCATACTCGCTAAATTGGTGGTCCGATTTGGTAGCGTGTGACGAAGACTTCCTTCGTGAGTGGCTTGACAGTCCACAAACCTCTCTTTACTACGCCCTGCAAGTGCAAAGTGGCACCCAAGCCAAGGATGACGTTGGGGTAGAATTGGAGGATGATCTGACCAGTTTCTTCGGACTGGAAGATGAAGAAAGTAGTGCGTCTTGCTCGCTTGAAGCAGGATTCTGTGCTGCTTGCGCTGAGTGACCCTTCTACTTTCCATTGCTTCTCATGGGGTCGAAATATCGGCCCTTTGTTTTCTGCTCTTCTTTTGTATTTCGCTGTCTAACAATGGCCGTCCTTGATTACTTTTCCGCTGTTGCCCGTAAGCGCCCTTGGCAAGCTGTGTCCGTGACAAAGGGCGAGTTTGTTCCTGGTGCAGAAGAAACTATTTTTCGTGCTCTTGCTATTCGCCACCTTGAGCTGCCTGTTAAGGACATGCTGCTTGATGGGCTGAAGCGCGACCTGCCTAACACGCCTGGCCTTGTTGAAAGCATTGAAAGCAACATTCTGGACGAAGAACGTCATGACCTTGCTTTGAACTACGTCACTGCAGCGCATGGCGTGGACGAAAAAGCCGAAGCGGAAGCCCTGAAGATCCGTCAAGCATGGATTGACCACCCTGCTTTTCCCATCGCCAAAGTGGCTGTTCTTGAGCGAAGCATTTTCTTCACCATCCTTCCCTTCTTCCGTTTCAATGGAGACAAAGGACTGCGAACTGTCGCGTCCGACATCAGTCGTGACGAAATCTGTCACGCTTATTGCCATACGGAAATCTGCAAAGAAACAGGAGAAAAGTATGGCGAAAGCCTGAACAAACTCCGCAAGATGACTGCCTTGTGGATTTACGACAAGCTCGGCAAGTCGTCCAACAAATATCTGGACAAAGACTTCTGGCTGCGTCAAAGCGACAGTCTTTTCTTCCATGGAAAAGCGCCAGAGTTAAATGAGACGAAGGCAAGCGTGATGCCGAGCTTCTTTGAGACGAATGCGCTAAATCTCCCTGCCTACGGTAGGTGAAATACCTAGGCCCTGCTTCGGCAGGGCTTCCAGCCCAGTGCGAACCAATGGATAGGGCGGCGCTTGTGCCTCTCCTCAGGACGCTGAGTGAAGCATTAGTGGCGGTGAGGGTTCGATTCCCTCCTGGGCTTTTGCTACACTGAACGCCCTGCTTTTCCCGCATTGGCTTCCCCCATCGCCACTGGCCGTATGCTTGGTGCTTCCGTCGCTCAAGCCATTGGCCTACCCATTGATAACCTCGCTGGCTTCACGCTGTCTTTTCAGGCCGAAGAGGCTGTCCGCTGCACGGCTCTGTACTATATGACCGTTGAAGGCGGAAACGAGCTGACCAAGATAGTCAGAACGTTTGCGCTGGTAGAGACAGAAGAAGTATGAGCGCCTTCGTCACGTCAGATTTACATCTCGGTCATTCAAACATCCTCACGTTTGATGCGCCTGACGGTTCGCCCATGCGTCCGTTTTCTTCCATTGAGGAGATGCACGGAGAAATTGAGAAGCGATGGAACGCAAAGGTGCATCAGCGGGACACTGTGTACGTCCTTGGCGACGTGGCATTCTCTAAGACTGCTCTGCGGCTCCTAGAAGGATTCAATGGGAGGAAGATCCTCATTGCCGGAAACCACGATCGGCTTCCAGCAAGGCTCTATCTTCAATGCTTTGACGACATTCGCGGGGCCTACTTTCGTGATGGCCTCATCTTCACGCACGTGCCAGTGCATCCACGCGGCTTGACTGGCCACTACAAAGGCAATGTCCACGGCCACCTCCATTGCCATCTTGTCTACACAGACGACGGGAAAAAGGACAAGCGATTCTTTAATGCCTGCCTAGAAAGAAACGACTTTTCTCCAGTGCCCCTAGAGTGCATTAAAGCCTTCTTCCAAGACTGTGGAGAATCCTAGGCGGACCTTTGACACGCCAGTGCGCTCATCCTGGAACGCGCCCATTCATCACATTCTCCGTGCCATTGACAACCACACTGCCCTGTATCTTTCTACAGGGCTTTCTTGGCATGAGGAGAAGGCTTCAATGCTTAGAAGCTATGTGCATGAACTTAAAACATTCATTCACGCCGAAGAAGACTTGCTGCGCGATTCTCGTGCAAGCATCAAATAGTTGAGGCAGAAGGGGCGTCGAGAGGGCCTTCAGTTCTCTTGATACGACAATTAAAGCAGGGTTGGCCCTGCTCCCCTTCGCCTGTAGGTATGGGCCGAAGCCCTCGCTGCGCAGCGGCTCCTGCAGGAAGCCCAGTCATACTACCGCGCTTATCAGCAGATGCGCACAAAATCAGCCGTTTTCCTGCTCTTGTGCTTGTCGTTTCAGTTCGCGCTCCAGCTTCTGCAGCTTCGGCAGCAACGCAGGCTTATAGAAGTGTTCAGCAGCAAGAAGCTGTAGTGCCGTTTGCCTGTCCGTTTCCAGCAATGCAACCAGGAAAGTGGCTTCCTTGAGAGAGAGTGAGATGTTCATTGCTGGGAAATTTTCAAGAAATGCTGAAATGGCGTGATAGTGAAAATCTTAGCAGCATCAACGGATGAGGGAATTTATCCAGTCGATTGAGTCCTCTTTTGTAGCCTGAAGAATAGCTGCCGCCAGACAGAAGCAGTAGTCATCAATCGAACTTTCTTTACCACCAGTTACCGTCCATTGTCCACTCGCTCTGTAAATAACGCCTAAGTTCTTGAGCTGAGAGATGGCTTTTTTATGATTTGGCAGTTCAATCATGCCTCCGTTCAGCAATTCTTTTAGCTTACCAAAGGCCTTCATTTTGGTCGAGACACTCCAAGTTAGCTCGGAAATAGGGAACGATTTAGATAGCGATTGAATGGTTGCGGCACTATTGTATTGGTCAAGAATAATGCTCTCAAAGTCATAAAGACGATGCTGCTCCGCAATCCAATACTCTACTTCAGCAATGTTTACCTCCATCTTCCCTCCAATCTCAAAAGTAGCATCAAATTCGTGAAATTTATCGACTACAAGTCTTTCTCCTTCGTAGTGAACAATGCAGGCTACGTAACTGTCTCGCCCCTTCCCGCCTCTGGCAGGGTCAAGCGCAAGCACATAGGTGCCCATAAGGTCGCGCTGGGGAACAAGCGTGGTTCGATCTTTATTGACTGCGGCTTCAATCACTTCTGGGGCCACGAGGGTGGAATTGTTACGCCTGAACTCAGCGCCAAACTCCACGGCAAATGTTTCTGGATCCTTCTTTCGTGCATTAGTTAAAAAGTCGCAATCGTAGGGCAAGTTTATGTTTATTTCCCAAGTTGGAACGCGAACACTTCTCATTCCTGGATATTCACCGCTTAATCCTTGCATAAAATGCTCGAAAAAGACGCCATCTGTAATCCATGGCGACGAAAGTTCAAGGATTTTGCCATGCTTGCCAAACTGTGCAATAGATGGTTGAAGAGCATCAAATAGTGCCCTTGCTCCTCTATTTGCATCAGTGTCTAAACTAAACGCCACCTCGTCAAAAATGGCACAGGCAACTGCTTTACCACGCGAAGCTCTTGCAGACGCAGGTATAGCTTGGAAGACACAGTTGTTGCTAATCTCCAGCTCAAAAGCAGTCTCTCTGACTATCTCTTGCTCAAAGGGGCTATTTACAATTAGTTGGCGAATGTTGTCAAGAGCAATTTTGGCCTGAGATAAATCATTGGCCACAGTAGTTATGTACCACTTTTCGCCTTTTCGCACCTTTTTCTTAAAATAATCGTCCATAACAAAGCACATATAGACAGCAGAAACTGCCGCAAGCAGCGTTTTTCCCGACCTGCGTCCTAGGCACCATACACCGTGTGTAATGTTGTCTTCAAACAGCTCGTTTACGATTTGCTTTTGCTTAGGCCAAAGGGCAAGGCCCAGTGCGTGCTGTGCGAAGTCGCTACAACGAAGTGTCATTTCAGGCTTTCCATAGAGCGCAAGTATTCTTTCCCCACGAAATAGGCAGGACGCCCGCGTGCAGGGTCCGCCCAAAACTTATCCACCATCGCCTCTTCCCCATAGCACCACCCATGAAGCAGCGTCGTCTGCTTTTCAATGGTCACAAGAACATACTTCCGTTTAGGGCTAGATCCCTTCTGCACCAGCAAGTCGTACGAATGCTTTGACCTGGTTTTTACGTCAATCCCTGGCAAGTCGTCCGAATCACGACGAGCTTCTTTCTCCTTGAACAGTTCATGCTTAAGGCCAAGATAAGAGGCCACGGCCACTTCTCCTGCAGAGCCTAAAAGGTGCACTTCCAGCGCCTTGTCTCCAAAACGAGGCCCCCTGTTGCGCCCACGCAGCCCCTTTGCTTCGTTCACGGCCTGACGACGACGCCCTTCCTCCATGGCTAAGCGACGCTCTTCTTCAGTGAATGTGAAGATAATGGGAGAATGGGCCATGAACAATGGTGCATCGTGGCCATCATAACCATCTTAGAATAAGGAGACTAGCCATAAAGGAATGGAAGACGAGGTTGTGAGCCTGGGCCACGCGACTGCCGATGGCATTCGCGCAGACGGCCTGCAAAACGCCCTGATCGGCATGGGCGGAAGCAGGGATAAGAGCAAGTACACCACCACTCAGCCCATCGTTTTTCTCACTCAAGAAGAACTAGAAGGGCTCTATGGAGAATGGATCCCCCGCCGTATCGTAGACATTGTTGCCGAACAATCTACTCGCAAAGGCTTCAAAGTATTGTTTGGTGGCGAAGGTGCGGCAGCGGAAGAAGTGGCTGGCATTGAACAAGTGATTGAGGACTTGTACATCCTTGAAAACTTCATGCTTGCAAGCAAGAATGCAAGGCTCTATGGCGGAGCGTGCATTCTGCTCTATATCAACGATGGACGCCCTGCAGATCAGCCCGTAGATAAGCGCAACATTCGCTCCATTGAAGGCTTAGAAGTGCTCGATCGTTGGCAGATTGCGCCAGTGATCAATGAAGAAAACCTATACGACTATTCCAAGGCAACGTACTATCAAATCATCTCCGGCGATCTCATTGCCCAGCCTCAACTCACTTACATCCACAAAGACAGGATTCTCAGGTTTGATGGCGAATGGCTGCCCTATCGCATTAGACAAAGGAACTATGGGTGGGGGATGAGCAGTCTGCAAAGTGTTTACGACAGCTTCAAGCACTACTGGACCGGCCTAAATAGTGCCGCCACTCTGCTTACTGAGTTTGATGTGTTTGTGCATAAGTTGCGTGGCCTGAGCACGATGCTTGCGGCGGGAAAAGAGAAGGACGTTAGAGACAGACTTGTGCTCAATGATATGAGTCGTAGCATCTACCGTGGCTATGCCATTGATGCTGAAAAAGAGGAGATTGAGTTTATTAGTAGGAACTTTGGCGGCATTGGAGACGTGTTGGAAAAGCTCCGCATCGACATCATTGGCGCTTCGCAGATTCCACACACAATTCTGTTTGGCGAAAGCCCCAGTGGGCTTGGCTCTACTGGCAGAAGCGAAGAGCGCGACTTCGCCAAGATGCTTGGCGACTACCAAAGCGCCCATTACAAGCGGCCTTTGCAGAAGCTGATGGAAATGATCATGCTGAGCAAGGATGGTCCAACAAAAGGCAAGGTGCCTGACTCCTGGAGGATTTCCTTCAACAACTTATTTGAGTTGAATGAGCGCGAAAAGGCGGATGTAAGAGCGCGTATTGCAGCCGTAGATGGGCGCTACATACAATTGGGAGTCCTTAGTCCCAAGGAAGTAGCTGATGCCCGTTATGGAGGCTCGGAGTGGTCAATGGAACTCACTCTTGACCCATCGGTGGTGCGTGAACTGCCTGCATCTTCTGCCCCTAGAAATCAACGCACGCAGGCAAGCTTTGCAGTGCCTCCTGGCGGTCGCGACCCATTGAATCAAGAAAATGGCACGTTGCCGATGGACGGCACTCGCGAAGTGGCGGATGCGCAAGCCGGCCTGTTCCTTGAAGGTGACCTTGAGCACAAGCGCGACGTGGAGTTCACTGACAAAGAGCTGCATCAACAGGCCATTGCTGCCGCCAAGAGCAAGTTCAAGGTGTGGCCAAGTGCCGTGGCCGGTGCTTACGTCACGCGTAAGTACAAGGAGCTGTACAAGCGCAAGCACGGTTCCATGGAAAAAGCATTCAAAGGCAAGAAAGAACAGGCCGCCTATTTCAAGGAAGATGCTGAGCCAGTGAAGCCGCAGGGCCTTATCCTTGCGGACATTGATGAGGCTGCCTTGATTTCGCCGGAGGACATTGCTGAGGCGCTGCAGCAATGGAAGGACGAAGCGCCGGAGCGGTTCAAGGACTTGCTTGAGGCGGACAATGCTGAATGACTTAAGCGGCTTTTCTAGTGCCGTACTTTCGGCTCGCTTTGATGCTCAGTGGTCGTACGACGGCAACACTGGTCGCTATCGCGATGAGAAGGGCCGTTTCTTGAGTCAAAAGGCCGTTGAAGCCTTGGTGGACAGTCGCATTGACAGACTGGATTCTACGCTCAGGCGCATCACGCGAATGCTTGTTGATGGCGGCATCACGCTGGATCAATGGCAACAGAGCGTGCGTGAGGCCATTAAAGGCGCCCACATTCAGGCAGCAATTATTGGCTATGGCGGCAGGAATCAAATGGGGAGTGCAGAATATGGCCGCATTGGTCAAAGGCTTCGTGCGGAATACGCTTATCTACAGGGCTTTGCTCGTGACCTTTTGGAGCAGCGCCTTTCTCCTGCCATGGCTCTTGCTCGCATCGGCCTCTATGCTCAAAGCGTACGAGGCTCTTACTGGCAGGGCACCGAGCTTCGGAAGCAGCAGCAAGGCTTTTCGCTGATGCGCAGGAAGCTTGACCCACAAGCGCAGCATTGCGACGACTGCCTGTCCTATGCAGCGCGAGGCATCGTCCCCGTAGGCAGCGTGCCGTTGCCTGGGCAGCGCTGTGCTTGTCGTGCTCGGTGTCGCTGCACGGTGCAATACTTCAGGCAACAAGCCGTGCATGTGCCTGTTTGATAGTCCTTGACTATCATTGATGCCAGTTTGGTCTTCCTTTCGTGGCTCGCATTTTGTATTGTGGCGACAACGGTGTAGAGACTGGGTTTGGTCGTGTCGCTCAGTACCTCATCCCAGCGCTAGCCAAGCATCATGAGGTTCATGCACTTTCCGTGAACTGGGCGGGCGACCCTTCGCCAATGCAGCAATTTTGCTCCATGTACCCCGCGCAAGCCTATGGTGCTGATCCATTTGGCTCCCATCGCATCGCAGAATTGGTGCAAAATATTAAGCCAGATCTGGTGTTCATTGTTAATGATATTTGGGTGGCGATCACGCTGGCAGACAAGATTGAACCACTTAAGGAAAAACTTGGCTTCAAGACCTTCGTCTACACCCCCATCGACTCATACGGACTGTTCCCCGAACTACTCCCTGCTGTTAATAAGTGGGATTTCTTGGCAACATATACTGAGTTTGGCAAAGAGGAAATCCAACGAATGGGCTACGAAAAGCCCATTGCCGTCGTGGGGCATGGCACTGACTTCACTAAGTTCTTCCCCCTGGACAAAAAGCAATGCCGCAAGGATCTTGGCATTGATGAAGATTGCTTTGTTGTTTTCAATGGCAATCGCAACCAGCCGCGCAAGCGCATTGATCTTACGCTTAAGGGCTTCATTAAGTTTGCGAAAGACAAGCCTGATGCTCGCCTTTGGCTCAACATGGGCACAAAAGATATGGGATGGGACATTGTGCCATTGCTGAAGCGCATCGCCCGTGACGAGGGCTATGACGCCGCTGGAAAGCTTATTCTTACTAGCCCCCATTTTTCCACTGTCAACTGCCTTCCCATTGAACAACTGAACAAAGTGTATAACGCTTGTGACGTGGGCATCAACACTTGCATTGGAGAGGGCTGGGGACTTGTCAACACTGAACATGCGGCCACGGGCGTGGCACAAATCGTTCCTGATCACACCAGTTGCCGAGAGATTTTTAATGGAGTGAGGCGCATTGAATGCTATGGCTCTGAAACCGACAGAAACTATGGCCTTGAGCGTCCATTGCCCGACCCTGAAAGCCTTGTCAAGATTCTTGATCACTACTATCACAATCGAGAGGAGCTGCAAATGGCTGGGGAGTGGTGCTATGAGCGCGTGCATGACGAACGCTTTACTTGGCCGTTCATTGAAAAGCAAATGCTTGGCATTGTTGAAACACTTTTGAAACAGCCTGTAAAGCAAGAATTTAAGGGCTTTGGCACGCCTGCCAGGATTGGTTGATCATGCACGTTTCACAAATTTTCCTGAGCGACACTGACACGGAACTATCGCCTTTTCTGCAGCATGCCACTGGCACTGTTAAAGGCGCATTTCCCGATGCGCAGTATGAACTTTTCACGAAGGAAACACTGCGTCAATTCATCGCGAATAACTACGATCCAGATGTGCTCTGGGCTTATGACACGCTCAAGCCCTATTCCTATAAGGCCGATCTCGGACGCTTCTGCCTGCTTAACAAGCTAGGTGGCTGGTACTTTGACATAGGCGTGAGGGTGCATTCGCCAGTTGAAATTGGCGAGCGCATTGAATGGCTTGCATTCAGGGATATTCAGCGCTTTAGCTTCACCTCTTGGGCTTGTGCTACGACTGTCCTCTATTCCAAGCCCAATAACCCAGCACTGGTCACTGCCATCGCAATGATTGTCAACAACTGCCATGAGCGATACTATGGCATCACGCCATTGTGCCCCACTGGTCCGACGCTTTTAGGGGCCGCCCTTGCGGCTAATGGGAGCAATGCCAATTTTGTTTACGGCGACTTTCTTGAGCTGACGCCCACGCATGAGCAAAAGAACAAAGCTTTTGTTCTGCCTGATGGAACCATCATGGCTTGGCATAAGCCTTCTGGAGGTGGCGACATCTCTGCTCTTGGTGCCAATGGCGTGAACAATTACAACATCATGTGGCAACAAAGGCAGGTGTACGCAGAATGACAAGGCAAGCCGTCAACATTGGCATTCCCACTCTCCATTGCTATGACAAGCTGGTGCGGCTATGCACTGCATTAGCTCATGACAAGCACAAAGGCATTGAGGCGAGGGTGACAGTGATTGACAATGGGAGGAAGTTGTTTAGCGGGCCGTGGGCAGAACAACTCACTTCCCTTCCATTGCCCATTCGCTATGTCATCCCTCCATCGAACCTGGGCGTGGCGGCGTCGTGGAATTGGCTTTTGCGCTCCCTGGGAAGATGCATTATTGCCAACGATGATACGGTGTTTTCCTTGGACGATGCCAAAGCCTTTCTTGATGCGGCAAGGCTTTCTCCTGAGACTATCGTCTTCAACACTTCCGCCCCTTGCAATGCTTGGAGTGTCTTTTTTGTGAATAGGCCAGATAAGTGGCTCAACATGGGTGGCTTTGACGAGGCCTTTTTCCCTGCTTATTTTGAGGACAATGATGCCTATTGGCGGCTTGAGCTAGCTGGTTTTCCATGCAAGCTTGTGGCCTTGAAAGACTGGCAGCATGATCAAAGCAGCACGCTTGTGGAAGGAGATGCAGAATATCAGCGTAATCATCAGCTTTCCTTTGGACGCAATGCTGACTACTACCGGCGCAAATGGGGCGGATCTCCGGGGAACGAAAAGTTTGCAGTGCCATTCAATGGACTAGCGGCATGAACCAGCCCATCTTTGTCATCTACCACTTATTTCAGGCTCCTGGATGGGAAAAGCTATTTTGCGAGCAAATGGGACTGCTTTCGCTTAGCGGCCTTCTTGATCATGCCCATTTGATCATTTCCGTGAATGGCACGGCATATGTGCCAAAGCCAAAGGCCAAGAGCGTGACGATTATGCAGCGTGAAGACGGCTTCCACGAACGCCCCACTCTTCACATTGTTTCTGGCATCGCGACGCAACATCCTTCCGCCAAGATCCTCTACTTCCACTCCAAAGGTATCACCTTCCCTAGTTCCAACAAGGATGACTGGCGCTTGGTGATGCAGCACTTCCTCATCGCGAAGTGGAAGGAAGCCGTACAAAAACTTGATTTCGTGGACGTGGTGTCCGTAAACTGGCGCACCATTCCCGTGCCCCATGGTTCCGGCAACTTCTGGTGGGCGAGAGCGTCATATCTTGCCATTCTTGACACTGCCTTTATGGATGCGCCAGATCGCTTCCTTTGTGAGTTCTGGATTGGCACTGGTCAAGGCACGGTTTACAATATGCACGAAACGGGCTTGGAGCACTACAGCGCTCCGTGTCCCATTAGCTCCTATTGCTCAAGCTTTTTCGTGGAGGAAGCCAAGTGATCCAGCCGCAAGATTGGCGCATCTATGCGGCCAAGCTACCTTCTCAGTCGATCACTTATTCCTCCATCGCCACCACTGTCCCCATTGTCGTCAACGCCACATCGCTTGACGGTGATGAGCGTGAGACGCTCAGAAAGCAGGGTTGTGTTTTTGACGACGAAGGCGAAAACATTTCCAGTCTCAATCCTTTCTTTTGCGAACTAACTTCCATTTATTGGATGTTAAACAATGCAGAAGATAAGTACATAGGCAATGCTCACTACAGGAGAAAGTGGGGCGACGATGGACTGAAGCATTCAGAAGAAGGCGTGTTGTACGTGGCGCATGAGCAATGCTTCCACGGAGGACTTGCAAAGCAGTTCCTGGATAATCACCATGGCCTTGACGCGCCTGCTATCACCATTGGCCTGGCTGAGCAAGGCGTCATTCCGTTTTCCGCCAGTCAAATGAGGGCAGTGTGGGAGCAGCCCATGTTTTATGGCTATCAAATGGCGAGAGGGCCAAGCAAGTATTACAAGGCCTTTATGAACCTTGCTTTTGATTGCCTGTGGCCCATTTGGGACCGTCATCAAGAGGAAATCA